AAGTCAGGATCTCTCTGTACCTCATTCTTCACCCGCTGAATCGTCAACTGGTGAGCCACTTGTCTCTCTTTCTCCGAGAGTTCCTGTCGGAATTTCTCAGTGACCTTCTTCTCGATGTCGTACTTGACTTTGTCGAGGGGGTCATCGAACTCCGGTTCCGGTTCGGCCTTGGGTTCTTTGCCCTTCACAAAATACTCTCGCAAATGGGCGGCAAAGGCGGGATCACTTTCGATGGTCTTGGCTAATCCTTCCAGGGGGGCTAATGATCTCTCCTTCTCAGACAGACGCTGAGTTTTCTGAGTGTAGTCAAAACCCTTCTGGGCAAGTTCAACCAACTCGTCTTCGGTAACCTCGTACTCTGTACCCTCCCACTTGAGTTTCTTCTTCAATTTCCCCGTGTCTGGGGGTGCGGCATTGCCCTCGGCACCAGACCCTGCTTTGACCTCGGTTACTTCCCCTTCTTTGGTCTGGTCGGTTTTGGCCGGTGGCGTGTCCTGGGTTGCCGTATTTTTCTCCTCCATGCTGTCGATCTCACCGGCAAGGAGGTTGATCTTATCGTCTACCGATAGTGCTTGGTCTTTCGACTGCTCGTTCATTGTGTTCCTTTCTGGCTCCCCGTGTGGGTTGGCCTGCTAGTTGTTATGAGTTCGCCCAGATCGGGATACGGTAGGTCGTCTTGGTTGCTCCGCCGATGGTGATCAGAATATACTTCTGTCCTGCCGTCAGAGCAGGAGCACCGGTCGTCCATGCCGCACCGGCTGTCGTGCCGGTTGCCGTCACCGTCATGCCCAAAGGCCCGACAACCTGGGTTGTCTTTGCCGTCGCACCGAGCGTGACGGCACCCGTCATGGACACATCGCCCACGACGGTAAGTGTGCCGTCAATAGTGACCTCATCTCCCTTGAATCTGAAATCAGCATCCTGTTCAGCATACAGACTCGTTGACATTGTCCCTCACCTCCTCATTTAATTTGGTCGTTGCGGCGGCCAGGACTGCTAACCCCGTTGGGTAGTCAGGATGTTTCTCCGTGACTGCTTTCGCAATGTCTGCCGCTTCTCTATATTTCCCTAACCGGAAGTAACACACCGCAACATTACAGGCGGCCTCCCGAGATTCGGGCATGAACTCCCTTGCCTTTAATGAGCACTCCAACGCTTTCTCGTACCGTTGCAGGCAAGCATGGTTGTGACCGAGGTTGAGCCAGGCATCGAAACGGTGGAGGCGGTCATCCTCCGGTAAAAGCCTGTCGTATTTTTCCCAGTAAGGGATTGCCTCCTCAAACCGGTGAAGATTCTGCAACTGGGTGGCGATCTCTTGGATTGACCGCAGATCGTTGGAGTCCTCCTCGATCAGTTTCTCCAGGTACTTCATGTATGCTTTGCCCTTGGTGGCATCGTGGTCGAGATCCATCTTGCCGTAGTGGTGAACGGGGAATTCGGCTTTAAACATCCTGTACCCCAGGAGGTAGACTGATCGTTCACACACCTCGTGGACGGGGAGGTCGAAATGAATCCGCCTGTCGTTGGGCAAGATCCTCGCCTTCGTAGACGGGAACCAACCGCACCCCTGCTCCTGATCGGGGTAGTCGCCTTTGTTGGCCTGCCAGTTGGTGAAGAGTGATGTCGGACAGTAGTTGCGGGTTTCCACCAGGTAGGCGGAGCAGGGCTTGAGAATATCACGGGTAAACTGGGGGATGCATTCATCCACATCCATGATGAGGAGCCAATCCTTGGTGGCCTTCTCCATCGAGAAGTTGCGGGCCTTACTAAAATCATCGACCCACTCAAAGTCGTACAGTTTGATCCGACCCGGCCAATGCCTCATTTTCTCTTTGATGATTTCGACCGATCGATCTGTAGATCCGGTGTCCACCAGAACGACCTCATCTACAAGGGGAAGGATGTTGTCGAGGAACCACCCCATCCGCTTCTCTTCGTTCTTGAAGATCGTGCAACACGAGACCGTGCTATGCTCCTTGATCCACTTGTTCCACTTGGCATCGAACTTCGCTTGATTGATGGTCAGGAGTTTCTGGTACGAGTCCCGGTTATGGCTGACAGATCCGTAGTGGTGGACAAAGACATCATGAGTGAAGTATGTCCTCCACCCGGCCAGGAGAGCACGGAGGCAGTAATCGTCGTCCTCAAAGTTCCCAGGTGAGAACCGCTCATCCAGGCCACCGATCTCCTCGTAGAGTTCCCGACTGATCAGGGTGCAGAAGAAGACGATCCGGTAGAACGGTACATAGTTCCCGGGGTAAGAGGCACGGAACTGGCGGGCAAACTCGATCATCTGAAACTGGTTCTTATATTTGCCACCGGTGAATTGCTGCGGCCCCGAGACGTTGTTTGTCATCGGGCCTACGATCCCGACCTTCTCCCGGTGCTCGATGCAGTCGAGCATCCCCTTGAGCCATTCCGGTGTAACGAGAACATCGGAGTTGATGATGCAGAAGTACTTGCCCCTCGCCGCCGCCATCCCCTGGTTACAGGCAACGGGGAATCCGAGGTTGACTTTATTCTCGATGAGGATTGCATGCGGGTGAGTCGAGACATACTCCTTTAAAACCTTATTGGTGTCGTCCGTTGACCCGTTGTCGATCAGGATGATCTCGTGCTCTTCCGGCGTGTACGCCTCGATGCTCTCAAGCAGTTGTGAGGTGTACTCAATCTTGTTCCAACACGGCACAATAATGCTGACCATTGTGTCAGTCCTTTCTGCTATTCAGTTTTAGAGGGGGATTTTTGAGGTGTTACTTTGCGGAGATGTGGTCGAACTTGCGGTCAGGCACGGCACCGAAAGTCTTGTCGATTGCTTCCTTTGCCGCCACCCGTCTGGCGTTGTGATCTCGGATGAGGATAGCCCGGCGGCCAACCTCGGCCAGGGTCATCTTCTTATGATTCCTGATGTCGGACTCAAGCATCCAGATTTTGGCGTTGGCCTCCATCAGTTCAAGCAACCACGAGATGATCCAGGGGTGCTTCTTGACAAACCCGAGGACGGTCTCCCCGTGGTCGATGGTGGAAGGCAGAAAGGTGTCGTCTAGTTCCGCCTTCATTCTCAGGATGGTGTAGCGGTCGCATATTTCGCCGGGGGACATTTCCATCGGGCTATCCTTTCTTTATATAAAATTAGGTACATGAGTATGGGCATCCCCTGGAGGCCATGAAGTGATGGATCTTGGTCTTGAAGAGTGTCCGGTCTGGGTGGGGGATCTCGTCAATGTTGACCGGGTAACCGATAACCTCTCCGTCCAGGTTGTCACGGATCAGGGCCGGGAAGGCATCCTCTCCCTCACCCCTAATAAAAGCATCCACTCCAGGCCGATCTCGGAAGTCCTCTGGAAAGAAGGTCGGATGAGGGCCGCCGAAAACAGACATGAACTCATATCGTTCTTTTAATGCATTGTTCATCCCGAGGAAGTAGTTCTGGTCGCCGGTCATTACCGAGTAGGCCACGATGTCAGGCTTGAAGGTCGCCATCTTTGCACAATGGTTTCCACCCAACGCAACGGCCACCTCATGCCCTTCTTTCTTGAGGGCCGCCGACAGATACATGATCCCGAGTGGTTCGACTATGGGAGCCTGCCGGAGCAGGAAGAGGATCTTCATACCTGGCTTATCCACGGTGACCGGGTGAGGCACAACTGGCAGACCTGGGGGATCGTTTCAAAGGACTCCTGGGTGATGTTGGTCAGCATCCTCTCCAGTTTGTTCTTCTGCCAGATCCATGTATCAAAGAAGGTCTCAGGCGGCAGAGAGTTGGCATTGCCGATCCAGATCTCACCTCGCCAATCTCCGCAACACATATGCCCGTTGCCGTAGTAGTCGATGATCAGTTCCCAATCGAGCCGGTTGCACTTGGTGATCCTGGGGTGCCACCGAGGCTCGATGTCCTCCCTGCTCCGCCCGTCCAGGTTGGCCCTCTGGACACGGACATTCGGCATCTCAAGGATGCCCAGGTCTTGCAGGGAACCGATCTTTGTCTCGGGGTAGATCGTGATCATCACATCGGCACACCGGCTAAAGACCTCTTTCGCCTGCTTCACGCATACCCCGTTTGTCCAGATCGACCACTTGGCATCGATCCGATCCATCAGGTCGATGATCCTGTCGGGGGTCGTCATCGGTTCGTTGTAGTAGTGGAGATTGACCAGACCGTCAAACCCGTGCTCGATGGCAAAGACCAGATACGACTCGATCAGGTCGTTGTCGATCGGGTACTCCGTTAAGTGCTCAGCCCACCGGTCTGGGTCGGCGTTGCGGGGGCATTCCCTATGTACACCCGTCAGCGGGCAAAGGTCGTTTATCTCAAATGCAAGGTATTTTAGTTGCCGAAGAGAATCTGCAATTCTGGAATAATGGGGTCGTCCAGATGCTTCTGGCATTCGTCAAGGATTCCTTTCTCGGTCACATTCCAATGCTGAAATCCGTAACCGTTTCTCTTGTTCACTTCGCTGATCCTGGCCTTCCGCCGCATCCGCCGATAAAGGGCCAGGGTGGGATCTGCCATCTGCCAATGGACACCGGAGAATGTCTGGTTGGAGATCTGGTAGTCCATGCCTGCATCTTGGTGCATGATGTGGTTACCGGGCGAGAACCGGATGCCCGCCTTCGGTCTGAGCACGATGGGCTTGCAGTAATGGACATTACAGTCCCTGGTCGGGGTCTGCACCCTGGAGAACCGATCAGGGTCACCGTGCAGTCTCTGGGGTACCGGCGGTTTAGTCGGGTCGAGATCCTTGTCGTACTTGTGCCGGTACACCTGGTACATCATGGCGAGGAGGACATCCCCTTCAACCTTACTCAGGAAGTCGTGGTCTCGGCTCCCGTCCTCGGGGAAGATGAACTCGTCGGAGTCGAGGACATACAGCCAATCGGCCCCGATCCGCCCGATCCACTCATTGATGAGAGCAACCTTCTGAAGGTCATCAATCCCCCCGGTGACATGGACAGGAACGACACTAACATTCTCAGCATGATGAAGAAGGTCAAGCGATCCGTCTTGAGTGTCCGTTTCATAGAGAACAACGATCTCATCAAGGTGTCGATAATGGGAGAGGAAGTATGGGAGGATGAGTTCTTCATCGAAGACCATCGTCAGGGCTTTAACCTTCATCCTCTACGGTGCCACCCTTTCTCCTCACAACGAGTCTGAGGTCTGCGATCCTGCACTTCAGTTTGCCGATCTCCGCTTCGTTACCGGCGATCAATGCACCCTGGCGGAGGATCAGTTCGTCCTGGGCCTTGACGGTTGCCTCAAGTTCTTTGATCTTTGCCTCGTACTTCTTGAGTTTGTTGAAGAGATCTGGGGTGCTTTGCCCTACAATCATAAGATTCCACCGTTCTCGGTCTTGCCGGTCAGGGTATCCGATGCCCTCTGGCCCTCAATGATGTCCATCTCCATGTAGTTGAGCGGCTCCCAAGCCATGTCGTAGGCCGCCTTCATGGCACTAAACTCGTCCCTCTGGTCTGACTTGAGACCCATAATGCCCTTGAGTAGGTTGAACTGAATTCGTTCAATGACCTGTTTGATGTACGGGTTGGTTTCCAGGTACTGCTTGGTCTCCTGGGCCTGCCGACCCACTTCAATGACCTTCTTGAGCGTCTGCTCGTCCATCATTTTCCTTTCTGCGCTTCCGCACTCTGGTTGTTTTTGAGGTGCGCCATCGCAAGTTGGTTTTGCTGTTCCCTCTTGGTGGCGTGATAATCCATCAGTTTGCCCAGGAACTCGACTTTTTGGTCTGCTAATGTCGACAAAAACTCGACTTTTCGGTCTGCTTGGGACTCCTTTGCATCATGCATTCTGCTCATAATGTCGAATTGCTGTTGGGCGTTGAATTTCATCATGTCGGCCTGGAGATTTGCCTTCTCCTGCTCCGCTTTCAGCAACGACTGAGCGTTAGGAAGGCCCGTCGCCCGGGCATTGGGGTCTGGGTGAATGCCGATTAACTGGAGAACTTGCATCTGCTCCATCCTTGAAAGCAATGGATACAGACGATCCACATCCACGATCTCCTTGATCTGGGGTTTCTTGGGTTCCTGGGCCCTTCTCTCCTGCTCTTTGGTGAATTCTTCCTCGGTCATCAGGAGATCATCGACGGCCACATTGAGCAGTCTGTACTTTTTCCTCTGAGCACGGAGTACATGGACGGGTGTGCATACTCCGAGGTTCAGCCCGGCCTGCATCTGCCATTGAATAAGGAGGTCTAACTGGTTCGCCGCCGCTTGTTTCTCCGCCGGGCCGACACCGATGTCGATCTCGATGTCATAATCACCGTAGAGATCGTCCTGCCTGATCTCAAGTTTCGACCCGAGGATACGCATCTGCTCCTGGGGGGCGGGCCATTTCTGGTTGATGTAGATGAAGTCCTTGATCAGACCCTTGATCGGGCCTTTGCCCAGGAGTTTGGCTATAAGCCTGAGTCTCTTCGTTGCGGCCTGGGATATCAGGGAGATCCCGGTGGCCGTCTTGTTGAGGGAGTCGGCATCCAGGCCCTGGTTGTAGCGGGTCGTGCCGGTCTTCTCCTCGTTCTCACCCTTCATCATCTCCCAGGCTTTCAAGATAAACGGGGGAGGATCACTCGACTTGACCTCTCCAAGTTTCTCGGGGTTGCCCAGGATAACGGAGAAGGGTTTCCTGACCTGGAGGTTGGAGAAAAGTTGAGGGTCGTTGGTGACCGGGTTGCGGTATGTGGCTACTGCCGCCGAGTCTTGGATGAGTCTCAGAAGGTTGGTCATCACCTTCTGGTCGTTCTCGAGGATCTTGGGCATCGCAATGCCGATGACCTTGTTCGGTTCCGGTATAACCGAGCCGACTCTGAAGGGTGGCCGGTTGTACGGGTTCTCCCGCACCTGGAGGATGACATCGTCGCAGATATCAACGAGGCAATGCTCCAGAAGACCGTCACCGTCGATGTCCATCTTATAGTAACACTCTTCGATGACGACATCTTTCGCCGGTTCGTTCTCCTCGGGAACCTTGTCGCTCGTCGTGGTGATCGAGTCCACGAGGTTTAGGATCGTGTCCTCGTCAACCTTCTCTCTACCCTGGCGGGACTCCACCTTTTCCTTCACCTTGTCGTATGACCCAGGCCGGTAGATCCCTGCCTTCTCCTTCTTGCGGATGTAGTCTAAAGACCGACGAACCTCATGGCAGACAAGTCTGGCATCGATGGACCCGAAATCCCCGATCTTTGCATCACGGGTGAACTTGAATTCCCAGTTCGGAACCACCTCAAAGAACGGGCCAGAGAATATCATCTTTCTGCGAACTGCCTTGACATTCTCGTACCATGTTATTTCCTGGCCGGTGTTGACATCCAACTGGCCGACCTCTTCGTACTTGGAGACTTGGACATCACCGGATGCCTGGAGGGCTTGCATCTCCTGCTCCGACAGACGGTCAAATGTCAAAGTCTCCAGGTCGTATTCTTCCTTCTTGTAAGCCTTGATGACTCCGTAGTGATAAAGCCAGGCGTTATACAGGAAGTCGTACATTTTCCTGTACCCGTCCTGCTTGTGGAACATCTGCACATAGAGAAGTTTCTGGAGTTTCTTTGAGCGGTCATCGTCGTCGCCACGGAGGACAAAGAAATCCTCATCGAAAATCTCCATCAAGGATGGAAGATTCCCGTGCAGATTATTGAAGATGATGGGGGCAACGGAGGAAGACCACCCCGAGATCTCGTTGCCATAGGGTTCCATCCGGTACTGCTTATAGAAGGTCTCCCTCTGGATAGCGAGTTCATCCTGTAGTGAGTCAGCGTCCTCTAGGTCCTGGTTTAACTGACTCAGTATTTCGTCGTCTGATATCTTGATGTTGTGACTCCCCATCTCCTCCCCCACTAAAGCATAACATTGCGTTGCCCTGCGGCTGTGTTATCGATCATCGGATACCATTGTGTGTTGAGCAGTCCGTGCCGGTACAGGCATTCACACATATCGTCATCGACCTTCGACGGTTTCAAAGTCTCGGGGTCGTACATATAGTCCTCGACTTGCTGTATGGTGTGCTTCAAGTCCGAAAAGAAGAAGAGCGAGGGCATCTCGTTGTCCGTCCAGAGTAAATCCCCGATGGCAGAGATCCCGTTCTCTTTATCCTTCGACGCAACCTCCAATGGAATGCCATGCGAAGCAAGAACCTTACTGAGTTTTTCGTAAACCGTATCATCGTCTGCATTGCTGTCTCCCTTCGCCAGGGGGTCGATCTGCACCGATCCGATCCGGTAGAGGTTCTGCTTGAAGATCCTCACGATCTCCTCCCCGATGTACTGGGGGGTACCCTTCTCCACAATCTCATGGATGCAGTATTTGAAGTTGCGTTTGTCGGTGGCGAGGAAAAGAACATACCAGGGTTTGGCCGGGTGGAAGTCGATCTGGACATCGACGATCCAATCCAGGGGTACCTTGTGGCGAGGCTTGACATGAAGGTCTCTACTGAACCTCGGCCACACCAGGGTCGCCAGGTAAGACGGCTTACCCTTGAGCCTTGCCTCTTTCTCGTGATCCTTGAGCGTCTTAGCAAACTGGTCTATGCCCTCCTGGGTCAGACCGTAACCGACATTGTCGTAGATCTCACCGTGGACATTGAAGACACTCAGATCCGGTGAACCATCAGGCAACTTTGCTTTGATCACCTCCCGGTGAATCCATGCCTCTCCTAGAAGGGTGGCAACAAACAGTTCCCGTCCCTGCCGGTCAACCAACCCACGAGCACAAGCGATCCTGTTTTCCCTATGTGGGGGTTCATCGTAAACAACCAGGTCGCCTTCCCATCCTTCAAACGATCCACTCTCTTGATTGTTGGAGAGGATCTCCAAGACGCTCTTGGTCTGGAGGTCAGTCCAGGTTGCCTCGACACCTTGGTTGTTCTTCTTGGTTTCGACTCTGCGGGACTTGGGCCACCATTTTTTCAAGGCAGGCTCAACAACGGTCTTGATGTGTGTCTCCCATCCCTGGCCGACATACCTCACCTTGCGGGGGTAGTCGTGGGGAAACACTATCGGTTCGTTGTTCCAGAGCCACTTGCCGGCAACAACGCATATGGCAATGACCGTACCGATGGTCGTCTTGCCCAGACGGTTGCCTCCGGTGAAAGTGAAGACCTTGTAAGGGAGGTGACGCCACGCTTCTAGGAGTTTGGCCTGGGGAGGGTTAGCAGGGGTACCACCCTGCTCTTTGGGGATGTTGAAAAACTCGATGATGTTTTCTTTGCGGTACTTGATGTACCGCTCTTGGAAAGCGAGTTCCTTCGCTTCAAGTTCCTGCAATTCTTTCCTGGCCCGCTCAATCGAGGCAGGCGACGTGAGTCTGCGAACCACTACTTGACTTCGTCTTTCAGTTCAATAGGATTGTCCTTTGTTCCTTTCTTCTCGCCCTCAAAGAAGATCATCTTGATACAGATCAGGGCCAGAACAACCATGATGATCTTTTCCTTGTCGGGTGTTAGGGTATAGCCAAGGCCAGTTATCCAATTGATGACCTCGACCACCATGTCCTTAAAGAGAGCAATGGCAATCCCGATCAACCCGAGGGTACCAGTAAGAGTACTCTTCATGTCTTTCATTTTCTCAAGGATGTCGTTCATAACTGCCCCTCGTAAATGATGTCCACATACTTGTTGATTCTCCAGTTGTCTGCCAAGTCGTCTGGGTTCCATCCCCAACCGTCGCAGGCCGACACGCCCGCGTAGTACTTGTGAAGGCCGACCAGTTCCGAGCAGACCGGGAAGGTCGCCTTGAAGAACCTGGCAATATTCAAAAGGTGAAGAGGTAACCTCCACCAGGGATATATCATGCCGTCGTACTCCAGGACTTTTGCGTAACCCTTTGCGCAACGTTCAGGGGTCATCTCCTTGTACCGCACAATCATAATCGGGCATCCATAATACCGGGAGATGTGATAATGGTCGATGTGCTTCAAAGACTCAAAGGTGTTCCCTTCAGAGTCGATAATGATCCCGGCATGATTAAAGCAACTCCCTCCATCCTTTGCCCAAAAGTTCTGAACCGCAATAATCAACCGGGCAAGCAGGGAATCGGTGCGTACAACGAAGTAGTCGCCTGGACGAAGATCCATTACTTGAATGCCGCCACACCGGCCTTGAAGTTGCTGACTAGACCCTCGATCACCGGGACATCGAGCACCTTTACGGTGGGGGCATCGATCTGGAACTCGACCATCGAGAGGACAGCCATCACATTCATCTTGATGAGCGGATCTTTGATCTGCTCGACCATCTCCTTGACAGCCGCCTGGAAAACACCGTTAACCGACCCGGTCTCGCCATTCTTTGCGATCAGGGAAAGAATGCCGTCTGCCACCGGGATCGCCCTCCGGGCAAACTCGGGGTCGCTCTTCGCCACAAGATAGCCTGCATCAAAGGCGGCAATAGCAATCAACGGACTCAAACTGGGTTCCTTACAAAAGAATTTCATGTTATCCCTCCAACATTGTTTCAGCGTTTTTCCTGGCCCGGCCAGGTGTCTGTAGGTAGTACTTGCTGTCGAGGATCTCGGCGGCGGCCAGGACAAAGTCTCCCTTGGCGATGGCCCGGATCATTTTGCGGAATCCCGCCAGGCCCATGCGGCCCATCTGAAACGCCATATCCACCAAGACCATCTGACGGTCGTCGCTTAGTTCATCAAAGCAAGGCACAACCCTCCTGGCATCGCCAACTGCCGCGCGAAAGTCGTAATCGAAGAGTTCCTGTACTTCCTGGTCGGTGATCTCCCGATCCTTGAAGAGCGGCATCTCGTGCCGCCTCACC